GAAGAAGTGGGGTTCGTATTTCAGATCCCCAAAACGGGGAACATTTCGGCGTTTCACTTCAGAACTGGCACGGTTACGACCGGAGACGACCTGAAGGTCAGCGGACAGGGAGTCACAGCAGGGGGACTGCCAGACGGCACTATCGCTCAGTCTGGCACGATTACGATCGCTGGCGGAGACGACGACGTTCCGAAAAGGGTTGCTCTTGGAACAGACTGGGCGGTCACGCGCGGCGCATGGAAGTCGGTTGTGTTCGAGTTCAATGCCTATGTGGCCGGCAATTTAGAGATCGAAGTCGGCAATACCAACCAAGCATTTAACAACCATTGCTATGTTACCCATGACACTGGCGGCGGCCATGTTGAGCAAACACTTCCGCCGATACTCTATCTGGAATATGACGACGGGATTTGCTATCGGATCGCGAACGGGTTCGACTGTTGGCGCTCGCAAACCTATGCCGGGGACTCAGCGGACGATCCGGATGAATGGGGGAATGTGTTTCAGGTCGAAGCGGAGCTTGGATGCACTGGGGTTGCGTACCTTGCGGATATAGATGGGGATCCCGAGATCGTGCTCTATGACTCGTCCCACAGCGCGCTGGAGACTCTCAGCCTTCTTGATGCGAGTCGCCGCGTGGGGTCATTAAAACTCGGGGTCGTGTTTTTCGATTCGGTGCATACAATCAGTGCTAACACGGATTACAGGATCGTGTTCAAGCCGACCAGCGGCACCACCGTAGTATCGACCCGATATCTGGACTTTGCCACGTCGGCCGCCCTGACTGCGTTCTACAATTCCAGCACGATGCGTACGCACCGGGCAGACGGCGCCACTCCCTGGACCGACACGAATACCGAATTGTTCGCGATCTGGCCGATTTTCACCGAAGTGCCAGACGCATCGGGCGGCAGTAGCGGGGACTTACGGGCCCCGAGCCTAGGGGGAGTGCTAGAAGAATGAGATTTGCAAGCGGCGTTACCGACCAGTACATGTACTTCGTTGCGGTTGACGCTACGGATCTAAAAACCCGCGAGACAGGGCTATCGGGGTTTACGGTGCGTCGGTCTCGTAATGGGGCTGCGTCTGCTGCAATGACAACGCCGACAATCAACGAGACCGACACGACCAACATGCCGGGGGTCTACGAGCTGTTGCTAGATGAAGACATGACAATTGATGCGGGTAATGAGACTGAGGAAATGTGTTACCACATTACTCACGCGTCCATGGCGCCCGTCACGCGCGTGATCGAATTGTATCGGCCGAAAATAACTGCAGGCGAAACACTGTCGATTGACGCTAACGGGCGTGTGTCGCTCATTGCAGATCACACGCACGCGGTGACTTTCTCGGCTGGAATGACGATATCCAACGCGAGCGGAACGGCCCTGGCGCTCACGAGCAGCGGCAGCAATGGCGCCGGCCTGGCCGCGACCGCACACGGGACGGGCGACGGCATCAGCGCCACCGGCGGCTCGACGTCAGGCGACGGGCTGTCGGTCACTGGCGGCGGCACTGGGCACGGGCTGTCGGCTGCGTCGGGCGGGGGCGCGACCGGCGACGCCGTGAATCTCACCGCAGCGAGCACCGAAGGCAACGGCCTATCTGCAACAGGCACCGGGTTAGGGGACGGCGTCAGGACGCTAGGCGGCTCGAGCGGCGGCCACGGGATAGGCTCAACCGGGGCTAACTACGGGCACGGCGCGAAGCTCACGTCGGGCTCCGGCGCGACCGGCCACGGCCTAATGTGCGTCTCTGACGCCACCGACGGCAACGGCTTAACCTTGTGGTCAAAAGGTACGGGAACCGGATTACAGACCAATCCCGGCTCAAATGCCTTGTCCGTCGACGCTTTAGCCGAAATAAACGCGGAGGCGGATGCCGCGCTCGATACCGCGATCGCGGAGCTCGGCGTGGGCGCGCCGAGCGCTACGCCGAGCGTGCGCACCGGACTGATGCTGCTGTACATGGCGCTGCGCAACCGGCTCGACGTGCAGACCAGCGGCACCGATGCGCTCGAGATCCACAACGACGCGGGCACGCAAATCACCTCGAAGCTGATAACTGACGCCGGCGGCGATTACAGCGAAGCTAAGATGACATAGCCCATGCCAAATACGCGCGAGAAAAGAGCCAGCGTCCCAGGCGTCGGTCGGCCGTGGTATCGGTCCAAGCTGCCCGGCGATATCGATGCCGCGTGGCGCGCGGCGTCGGGCAGCACATACGCGCGGCCGCCCACCGAGGTCACCGAGACGGTCAGCCTCGGCGCTGCGCTCGCAGCCGCGCGCGCGACGCCGACCGCCCTCGACGCCGCCCTAGCCGCGGCGCGGTCTGCGACGGCCGCCGTCGACGCGGCCCTGCAATCGGCTCAGGCCGCCGACGGCACGCTCGACGCCGCCCTGCAGGCGCGCGGCGTCGTCGCCGCTGCGGTCGACGCGGCGCTGCAGCGCGAGGCGCCCGCCACCGCTGATCTCGACGCAGCGTTATCCCACGCGCGCCTGGCGACGGTCGCCGTCGACGCGGCCCTGCAATCGGCTCAGGCCGCCGACGGCACGCTCGACGCCGCCCTGCAGGCGCAGATCACCGCGGCGTCGACTCTGACCGCGGCGCTGCAGCGGGTCGCCGTCGAGGCGTCCACAACGATCGGCGCCGCCCTGTCGCAGATCGGTACGATCGCGCCGGCCGTCGACGCCGCTCTGAGCCGCGCGCTACTGGCGCCGGCCGTGCTGGACGCCGCCCTGCGCACGTCGCGCGCCGCGCCGGTGAGCCTCGACGCGTTCCTGACGGCGCTGGGTAGCGCGGTATCGTCGACGGTGATCGACGCCGCCCTGCAGGCCGCGCGGGCGCCCACCGCGACGCTCGATGCCGCCCTGCAAACGCCGCGCAGCGTGACGCCGGCGATCGATGCGGCGCTCGCGCGAGCGCGGACGGCGCTCGCGAACCTCGACGCCGTTCTAGAGATCGGCGCCCTCGGTACTGTCACCCTCGACGCCGCGCTGCGGCGCGCCGTCGCCAGCGAGGCCGCGATCGACGCCGCCCTGCAGCGGTCGGGCGCGGTGGCGGCTCAGCTCGACGCCGGGCTCGGCGTGCGATACGCCGCGAGCATGCCGCTCGATGCCGCGCTGTCCGCGCAGGCGAGCGCAGCGCACGCCCTCGACGCCGCGCTGCGCGCAACGCGCCCGCGCTCGGCCATCGTCGACGCCGCGCTCGCGTCTATCGATCTGTCGGGCGCGCTGACGCTAGACGCCCGCCTCGTCGATTTCGCGCCGCACACGCCGAGCGCCTGGCTAGTGCACAAGCGCCCGCGCGGGCGCACTTCCAAGCGTCCGAGCACGCGTGGCGTATACTTCCGCCCGAGATACCCGAGGATGTGACAATGGTCGCGACCGCTCAGATCAATCAGTACAACGGCGCCGCGCCGGGATCGAAAACCGACAAAGCGTCCGGCACCGTCCGATTCAAAAACGCCGATAACGCGACCGTGGATCTCAGCAATCCGCTCGTGATCCCGACGAGTGGCCGCGAGTACTCCTACGAGGTCGCGCTCCGCGTGGCGTTCAGCGGCGAGTTCACTTCGATCAGCAATCTGCAGGCGTACACCGACGGCGCGCCCGGATTCCAGGTCGGGAGCCCGACGGAGGTCGACGTGTTCTACGCGACCGGCGGATCCTATCGGCAGGTTGTCGTGCCGAGCGAGAGCGCCGCGGTGCCGCAATCCGACATCGCCGGCTCGCCGCTCGAGGACATGAGCCAGCTATTCGCCGCAACGTCGGGCTCGCCAATCGATATGGACGTGACAAACGCCGGGCCCTGGACGCCCAACAGTCCCAACGCCGATCCCGTCGACGCCGGTGACTTTTTGTACCTCGTGATGCGAGTGCTGCCCGGCGCGTCGAGTGGCGTGCTGACTGGCGAGACGCTCACGTTCACGTACGACGAGATTTAATTAATGAGCTACGTCGACGCCGCGCTCAAGGCATCGGCGCGCGAGCGCTGCGAGGACGGCTGGCTCGCGCGCACCGTGCTCGGTGACGTCGTCGTGCGCGGCGCCGGCGCTCGGATGTACCTGCGCACGGGTGTGCATCTCGCGATGGGGCCCGAGGGCCGCAGCGGCGAGACGGTGATGCTCGTCGGCGAGATCGACGGCGTGCGCCTGTACGTCACCAGCGGCGAGGACGATCGCATCGCCGTGATCCTGACGCGCGAGGACATTCTGCCGTGACGCTGCACGTATTGCAGGATCCGGCGGAGAATCTGTCGCTGTCTTTCGACTGGTCACTCGAGCTCGATGGCAGCCCGGCGACCGACACGATCTCGACGTCGACGTGGGCGGTCGAGGGGGACGGATCGCCGCTGCCGACGATTACGGGCGAGCAAACGGTCGGCGCCGTCGCGTCGTGCCTGCTGAGCGGCGTCGAGGCGGGCGTTGTCTATCGCGTGCTCAACACGATCGTGAGCGCTGAAGGCAAAACCTTCGCCAACAGCTACGCCGTGCGGGGCGGCCTGCGGTGACCAGTCTGTCGCTTGTCACGGCGCCGGCCCGCCTGCCCGTGACGCTCGCCGAGGTGCGCGCGCACATGGTGACCGACGATCAGGACGTCGAGACCGATGCGCTTATCGACCAGCTGATCACCGCCGCCACCGATCACCTTGGCGGCGCCGACGGCGTGCTCGGACGCGCGCTCATTACGCAAACGTGGGACTGGCGGCTCGACTGCTGGCCGTCCGACGGCGTGCTGCGCGTGCCGCTGCCGCCGCTGCAAAGCGTCACGTCCATCACATACAGCGACTCCGACGGCGTGGATACGGTCCTCGCCTCGACCGAGTACACCGTCGACACGTGGTCGCGGCAGGGCCGGATCGTGCCCGCGTACGACAGAGTGTGGCCGACGGTGCGGCATCACCAGGACGCGATCCGCGTGCGCTACGTCGCCGGCTATGGCGCGTACTGGTCAGCGGTGCCCGAGCCGCTGCGCGTGGCGATCGCGCAGCTGGTGACGCACTGGTACGAACATCGGGAGCCCGGCGTCGTCGGCGTGAGCTACGCGCCGCTGCCGATGCACGTCGACCGATTGATCGCGCCCTATCGGATCGAGGCGTTCTGATCCGTGCCCTCGCCGGGTCAGCTGCGCGAGCGCGTGACGTTCCGGCTGCCGACTCTCGCCGAGGACGGCTACGGCGGCGTCGGCGCGCCGACGATGGACAAGCCCGCCCTCCGCGCCGACACGCGGGCGCAGATCAAGCCGTTGCGCGCGACCGAGGATGTAGTCGCCGGCGCGCAGTCCGGCGTCTCGCGCTACGACGTGATCGTGCGGCATCGCACCGACGTCACGCCGCGGCATCTCGTGATCTGGCACCGCCGCGACGGCGACCGGCGCCTCAACGTGCGCGCCGTCGATTACCTCGATCGCCGCCGGCTATATCTGCGCCTCACGTGCGACGACGGGGTGACGGTTTGATGCCGCTGAAGGTCGAGGGCGCCGCATCGCTCACCGCCGCGCTGCGGCAGATCCCTAAGTCGGTCACGGCGGATCTGCAGGCCGAGGTCGAGACGTCGGCCGAGACGCTGCGAGACGAGATGCTGCACTTACTTCGCTCGGATCCCAAGAGCGGTCGCGTGTGGACAACGCGCCGCGCCAGGCGAGGCGAGGAACATGATGAGTGGCTCAAGACGCCGAGTGGGCGCTACGTGCCGATGGTCAAGCGCATCGCGCCGCACACTGCATCGGCGCCGGGCGAGCCCGTGGCGGAGGATGTTGGCAGGCTTGGCGATAGGATCGCGATAGCATTCCCCGAGCCGCTCGCCGCGACCGTCGGGGGGCCGCTGCTGAAGCTGTACGAAATGGGGTCGCAGAGCATGCCCGCCCGCCCGTTCATGGCGCCGGCGCTAGACACTCACCGCCGCGACATCACGCGCCGGCATGCGCGCGCCGCCCGCGCCGGCGTCGTGCGCGCCGCGGTCAAGCATCTGACGCGCCGCCGATGAGCGACGCGCCGCTCGAGCTGCAGGGCGCCCTCGTGACGCGCCTGCGCGCCGTCTCCGCCGTGACCGATCTGCTCGCCACGCCGCCCGCGGGCTTTGTCGCAAGCCTATCGATCTACGATCACGTACCAGAGATCGCGGTGCGCGAGGGACGCCTGCCCTACGTGGCCGTCGGCAGCGCGCAGGAGGTCGACCGTTCGACCAAGGACACGCAAGGCTACGCGCACCGCCACCAGATCGACGTCTGGAGCAGCTACCGCGGCAACCTGGAGGCGCGGCAGATCCAGGCCGCGATCGACGACGCGCTCACGCGACAGGAGTCGCTAATCACCGTGACTGGTCACCGGCTAGTCGAGTCGCGGATCACGTCCTCGATGGTGTTTCTGGAACCGGACGGGATCACGCGGCACGGCGTGCAGCAGTGGCGGGCGCTGACGCACGCTCTGTGACGCCGCCTGCCGGCGCCTATCACCGCTGGGCGCCCGAGTGGCGCGGCGATGCTGTTGCAGTCCTCGCCGGCGGCCCGTCGCTCCCGGTCGACCGCGTGCCCGACATCTGCGACAGGCCGTGGCGTATCGTCACGATCAATGACTCGTATAGGCTCGTGCCGAGCGGACTGATCGATCTGGCCTACTTTTGCGACGCGGCGTGGTGGCGGTGGCACCGCGACGATCCGAAGCTGCTCGATCTGGCAGAATCTGGCAAGCTTGCGACGCTCGAGAACCTGGATCTTAGATCGGAGGCGCCGGGCCTGCGTTGCGTGCGCAATGATTCGCTGCGGCCAGGCGCCGAGAGCGTCCGCGATGGCGCCTGCACGTCGCCGGACGGCGTCCGCACGGGCAGCAATAGCGGGTACCAAGTGCTGCAGCTGCTCGCGCACCTGGGCGCGGCGCGTGTCTATCTGTTCGGCTACGATCTAGCGCACGACGGCCAGCGTACGCACCGGCACGCCGGCCACCCGGTCGGCCAATCGCCGAGCATTTTCCGGGCGTGGGCGGATCATTATGCGACGCTCGCGCCGCTGTTGGCGGCGGCTGGCATGAGCGTGATATGTTGCAATCCGCGCTCTAGCCTTACCGTGTTCCCGAGGATCTCGACCGATGACGCCCTCGCCGCCGCTGACGGCGTACTCGATCATCTCCCGCCGATTCGAGGATCTGCGCCATGAGCGACTCGAGTGCGGCCTCGACGCACTGGGCTACCAGATCCGCGTAGGGCCGCCCGCGCGCGTGCGCGCGGGGGACGTGCTCCTCACGTGGAACCTGCACGGCGATCGCGCCGCGCAGGCGCGGAGGTTCGAGGCCTCGGGCGGCGTCGTCATCGTGGCTGAGGAGGCGTACACGCGCGGGCTCACGCGCACCAAGCGATTCGCGCTCGCGCGGCACGGTCACAACGGATCGGGCGCGTGGCGGCGGCCGGCGCGCGCTGCTCCGGGCGATCGGGTCGCGGAGCTCGAGGCCGACGGCCTCCGGCTGCACGCGCGCCATACGGGCGATCCCGGCGGTTATCTGCTGATCTGCGGTCAGCGCGGTATCGGCCACCCGGAGATGGCTAGCCCGCCGGGCTTCGCGGCGGCGACGGCGTCAGATCTGCGCGCGCGCGGTTGCGACCGCCCCATCAAGATCCGCCCGCATCCTGGCAAACACCGCGAGACGCAGCCGCCGGTCGACGACGATCTCGACGGCGCCGCGGCGGTCGTGATCTGGTCGAGCGCCGTCGGCGTGCGCGCGCTCTGCCGCGGGATCCCGGTCGCGGCCTACGCGCCGCACTGGATCATGAGCGCGTGCGCGCAGTCGCCGCCGCCCGCGCCGCCCGCGCCGCCGATCGCTCGCGTACGCGCCGCCCTCGATCGACTCGGGTGGGCGCAGTGGACGCTGGACGAGATTGAGGGCGGCGCCGCGTTCGAGACGCTGCTGCACGGCGTGCCGGTCGCGCAGATCGAGGCCGCCGCATGAGCGGCGTGCGGGCTACGTTTTACGCCGCCGGGCGAAAGTCGCAGATGATTGGCGAAGCTTGGCGCGCCGCGGGCGCGCATGTCTCGCCGGCCGCGGGCGGGCTGCTCGACGACGGCCGCCCTGCTATCGTGTACGGCGGCCTGCGCGGCGGCGACGACGTGATCCTGGGCTGCGAGGCGAGCGGCCGAGATTGGATCTACATCGACAACGGCATGCTCAATTCGATAGCCGTCGGCGATCGCTACTTTCATCACGCGTGGGCTGCCAGGCGCTGGGATGAGCGCGACGCCGTGCCGCTCGATCTGGTCGGCTACGCTCGCCACGCCGCGGCGAGCCACCATCCGCGCGTCGGCTACTGGCGAGCCTGCGCGGAGCGGATTGCCAGATCCGCCCATCGCCTCGCAGCGCCGCGCGAGGATGCGCCGATCGTGGTCGCGCTGCAGAGCCCGCACTGGTACGGGTATCTCGGCACGTCGCTCGAGCGGTGGCGCCAGCGCATCGAGGGCGAGCTCTCCGGCTGCGGGAGGCCCGTACTGTGGCGCGCCAAGCCGTCGCCGGGCGACAATCTGCCGACGCTGCGCGAGCAGCTGTTGAGCGCCTGCGCGGTCGTGACCGCGT